CCCCGCCGATGCCGGCGCCAATGGCCGGCGGTGCCGCTGTGCCGCCGCCTCCCGTGCCGCAAATCCCTCCGCAGCCCTCCATGGTCCCCGGCGTCCCGATGCCCGGCACAGGCCCGCAGGAGGACAAGCGCGACGAACTCGCCGATGCGCTGGAAAAGGACTTCAACCACTTCCTGACCGTCACGGCGAAGGAATACGTGCCCGATACCGACCGGATGCTGTTCTCCGTCGGCTTCGGCGGGCAGGGCATCAAGAAGGTCTATAACTGCCCGATCCGGCGCCGGCCGGTCTCCGAGTCCGTGCCGATGGAGGACTTCATCGTCTCCAATGCGCTGACCGATCTGGGCAACGCCCAGCGGATCACGCACCGGATCAAGATGAAGCCCTCGACCATGAAGCGGATGCAGCTTCTCGGGGCCTATCGCGACGTCGCGCTCGGGCAGCCGGCGCCGGACAGCGACGTCAATGCGGTCGACCAGGCCAAGGCCGAAGTCACGGGCGTCGCGCCGGCTCCGACCGATCCGAAGGACGCCGATTACGAGCTCTACGAGGTCTGCTGCGAACTGGACCTCGAGGATTACGCCCCCGAGCAATTCAAGGGGAAGGGTCTCGCGCTTCCGTATCGCGTCACGATCGAGAAGGACAGCCGGCAGGTCCTGCAGATCGTCCGGAACTGGAAGGAAGACGACGAACAGTGCCTGCCGAAGCAGTATTTCGTGGAATATCCCTACACCAAGGCGTTCGGTTTCTACGGCATCGGGCTCCTGCACATCGTCGGCAACCTCGCCAAGGCGCTGACCGCGATGATGCGGATCAGCATCGATAACGGCATGTTCTCGAATTTCCCCGGCTTCCTCTATGCCAAAGGCGCCGGGCGGCAATTGACCAACGAATTCAGGGTGCCTCCGGGCTCCGGCGTCGGCCTCGATGTCGGGCTGGCAAAACTGCAGGACGCCGTGATGGCGCTGCCGTACAAGGAATTCTCGCAGGCCTGGGCGATGTTCCAGAACCAGCTTGCGGAATTGGGCCAGCGCGTCGGCGGCACCGCGAATATCCAGGTCGGTGAGGGCAAGCAGGACGCGCCGGTCGGAACCACGCTCGCGCTGATCGAGCAGGCGACCAAGCCCACCGGCGCGGCACTGAAACGGCTGCATACCGCGCAGAGCACGGAATTCCAGTTGCTGCGGGAGCGCTTCCTCGAGGATCCGGAGGCGTTCTGGCGCTTCAACCGGCGCCCGGCCCGGCAATGGCAGGCCGAGCAATTCGTCAAGGCGCTGAACGATTTCGACCTCGTGCCGGTGTCCGACCCGAACAATCCGACCAAGCTTCACCGGGCGGCCCGCACCGCGGCGCTGCAGACCTACGACCAGCAGAACCCAGGCCTTCTCGACAAGCGCAAGGTCTGGGAGCGGGTTGCGGCCGCGCTCGACGAGCCGAACCCGCAGGAATTGCTGGCGCCGCCGATGCCGCCGCAGGCCCCGCCGGTCGACCAGGGCAAACTGGCGATGGCTCAGGCCAAGACGCAAGGCGATCAACTGCGGGCGCAGACCGAAATACAGAAAGCCCAATTGGGAGCGCAGGAAGCCGCCGCCAGCCGCGATGCTCGCATCCGCGAATTGGAAATGAAGATCGAACTGGAGCAGTTGAAGGCGGACGCTAAGAGGGAAGCCGAGCAATTGCGGATAGCCGGGCAATTGGCGGTCGCGTCCGAAAAGGCCGAGCAGGCGGACCATCACAAGGCCGCGGAGATCGCCTCGCGGATGGAGAACAGCGCCGAGGAC